TTAAATATTAAGAATAATACCGTTGTCTTTTATTTTTGATCTAAGCATAGAATTTTCTTCCTTCAATTGTGCGATGATGCGCTTGTGCAGATTGATTTCATCTTCCAATAACTTTACCTTTGACTCATACATGTTGGTTATTTCCTTGAATTTAACCTCATATCGCCCTCCTAAATCATCAATGGCATCTTTATATAGTTTTACAATTTTATCGGAATTTTCGATCTCTTTGCCTTCAGCATCGGCATCTAAGCCCTTTACTTCAGCTTTCATTTTCTGCCCTCCAAAAACATATCCTGCAAACCCTACGAGGATTGCACTGAAAAATGTTCCTATATGTGGCGCAATATTTTCTGTGAAAAAGTTTATAAGTGTCATAATTAATTTTTAAATGTTATCAAACCATCCATCAGCATAATTTTCCATTATGTAACCATTAAGAAAAATCCAAATGAGTTCCGGATGTTCTTTGAAGATTCCTGTGATGTAGTCGTACGCTGGTGCTTCTAAATATTGTAATGTTGTAGGTGTGCTTCCAAAATCTACAAAATCAGGATTTGGTTTTTTAGAGAAGTCCGCCAAATTCCTTTGATAAACAGTCATATTGTTATGGATATAAATTGGACGAACTTCCTTGCTCAATGCCTGTGTAATGTCAATACCATTTTTAAGATATTGAATTTTGTAGTTAACGTACATCTCTTTTGTTTCATCTGCGACAATTAAGCCACTGATGTGAACAATACGCTCGACATCATCCATCGGAGCGTTCATATTTGGTATATTTTGGGAAATAATTGCCATTGTATTTTAATTTAATTTTTAATCCGTGCTGTAACATTGTAAGCCATTGAGTGACCACTGTTGGAAACTGATGATGGCATGGTAAAAACCAATCCATAATCCTTAGATGTATCAATCGTTTGCGTTTTGATAAATGTTGAACTGTTTACGCCATACGGTGTATCTCGGTGTACAAATAATAATTTGTTCCCCGTTTTTTTTATCACTATTTGGCGATAGGAACCATTAGCGTAACTGGCAATCGACGGTTCAAAGGCGATAATAGCTGGATCTTTAAAAATCAACGAATGGTTTAGTATCAGGCTATCTATCGACGAAAAATCAGCATCAGAAGTCTCACTGAGCGCTATAATCGGAAATGTCACCGTCGACCCGTTGTTACCTGAAACAATATTAACATCTAAAACAATTTCCCAACTGGAAGCCAAAGCACCTTTAAAAATATTTTTTGATTTGACCCTGCAAGCCGTTAAAGGGCTGCTATCATCTTTCGGAAACACCACAGTGGATGGTGATCGTGCTACTTTTACAAAATCATTTGCAATCTGAAAATTAGCATTGGGTGTATTATTGCCGTAAATGAAAAATTTCCAGTCGGAAGGAACCATTACTATTTTTGGATCAGTTGTAACTACCTGCACCTGTCCTGTGGAAAGTCCCTGCACAACCGATCCATTATTAATTTTCATATCGTAGATGCCATCAGTAATTGACGATGCCAACTTCCATTTTGTTGCTATAGAAAATGTATTAATGTTCTGATACGCTTCCGCATTACTTTGAACATTTCCGCTGTCTTTAAAAAAGATATTTGTTGGATCCAAAAGCGTCAGGTTCAAACCAGTAATTACGGGATATTGATCGGTATTTTTCACCATAAACATTGGCAGTACATCAGTAATAACAGGACTGGCTGGAACTGCTGATCCTAACAATGCTATCCTCATTGTAGATTTTTGACCAGCAGTTGCATTATTGATTGCAGAGGTTACATTGGTAGAATTAATATCTTCAACATACGCCAAAGGTTTTTCAACCGCTGAATTATCCGCATAATAAGGTCTTGTTCCATCACTTCTGAGTCTATTTGCAATTGCTGTAGCAACATTGTTTGATAATATGATAGATGTAGCCTTAATCCTCCCATTGACGTGCAACAATTCTTCAGGCGTCGTAGTCCCAATGCCTATTCTTCCTGAAACTTGAGAAATAATAGAATTTATGAACTTTGAACCATTCCAGAACGGCGCAAAAGTATTTGATAGGCCACTAAGACGATCTACCCACTTTACACCATTAGTGTTTGTCGAATCCTTTTCGAGACTATCACCATTATTTCCATCAGTCGGGAAATTTGCAGAACTATTGCTCCCTACTTTCAGTATCTCAACAACATTTTTAGTATGGTTATATTTTGCAAAAACAGTTCCTTTGCTTGGAATTGTATAGGGCGTATTTTCCAAAAATCCCTTGATAAGTCCTTCTGTAGCAATATTTGTTATTATAACGTCTCCAAATGTATTGTTTTTAATAGTAAATTCTACATCCCGAGTTGTTTCTTCAGCAAATTCAATATATCTTAAATATTTAGTGGTCGATGACGGGATATTTTCTTCTAAGGAAAAACAGGTGCGTTCATCACCATAAAAAATTCCATAATTCCCTAATTTATTTGAGAATAAAGTTCTCCAAGTATCTTCAGCTTTAGTTTTATAACCGTTCAGCAATTGCGGATCGATGTAAGAACCGTCAGGAGTTACCAAAATTAATCGGACGTGAATTTCGCCAACATCCAGTGTCGGTTCTTGTGGTTCATCAGATTCGGAACTTTGTTTTACGAAGAAAAGACCAGGTTGATTTTTTGCGACAATTCTCAAAAACTTTTTGCCGTCAATTACTGGTGTGAAAGGCAGATCATCCGGAAAAGTCCTTTCTAAAATCTGACCATTGATTCGCACTTTATTAGATCCGGATTCGTGCAAACTAATATGAACGTTGTTAGCAGTGACAGCTATTGCACCGATGGCAATAACTTCGTTTGTATTGATTGTGAAGGGCAATTGTGATTCCGGAACAACACCGTTCACAAGATCAGCCTTTTGTTGTAAAGCTGATGTCAAGCCGTCCACATCATCCAAAGGTACTTTTTCCCATTTGTGACGGAATGAATCAAGCCACGCCCAAAATTGCTCTTGTGTAGGTTTTTTAAGGTTTTTGAACCACTCTTTTATGATATTAATGTCAACTGCTGCCATTTTTTAATTTCTAAAATCCTACAAAGCGGATATATTTAACAATTCTTGACGGTTGGATGTTTGTGTGAGACTGACCGCCACCTCTAGTATTTGTTTTAAGATTTCTACGACGAAAGCCATTGGTTCCTCCATCATAACCAACACCTATATCTGCCCCACCCTGATTATTGTTTGAGATATCTTCATAGTCAAAATTCAAAGGAGGAATTTGTGATTCCGTCAATGTTACCTGTGTTGTACCAATAGTATTTCCTAATGATCCGAAATTTACATCACCGGCATTATGACCAACAGGAACATTACCACGTAATGGAATATGCTCAACCCAGCCAATCGGAATGCCTTCAGCAGGTTGATCCCATAACGCAACCAAATTAATCGGTACGGATTTTTCAAGCTGTAACAATCGATCTTCTAACTGAAATAATGTTAAAGGTCTTCTGAAATTTGACCACGGATAAGAGACCGTAGCCGCACCAAAAGTGGCGTATCGTGTATAAATCACCGGTTTTACAGAACCGTCCTCAAAACCTCGCTGATCTGTTGTTTCAACAATTGCAACATCTGAAGATATATTACCGCCGACAAATGGCAGTAATTCGCCATAAATGGAAACAAAACCGGAATTAACGTTGCCGCCACCGCCAAGTTCACAACCTGCAATGATTGCCAAATCACCGGCATAGTTTCCGTAAGCATTAAAAGTTTTATATGCTTCCTGAGCAGCGTCCAAAATCTGTGTGGAAAATGGGAAACCGCCGGGCTGATTATAATCTACTTTATTCATTTTAGAATCTTATAATTTTATATCGCTTTGATGCGAGTTTGTAATAATCAATTAATGCGGTCATCGCATAAACTGAGAAATATATATCCATTGGAACTTTGACAATAAAATCGACGCCGGTGTCTTCATAATCGGCATCGTCATAGATATACATCACTCCTAAAAACTTTGGTTTTTGTTCACCATCAGTATAAATATATTGTCTCGTGAATGCGTTTCCGGATGTTATTGTAATCCGTCTTAATTGCGGATCAAAACGATCATTAAGAGCAGATCGCAGATAACAGATTTGGCTGTTATGAGCAAGGTCATAAATGTTTGATCTACGAACCTGCAACCATTGATAATGCAGTACGTCAATACCATCTACTAAAAGCGTAAGCCACGCAATCATAAATTCTGATCTGATAAAGGTCGGTATCAGAAGAGTCACCAAACGAACCCAATTAACATTAAACCACATAAGAGATATTATCAAAGTTTTCTATTTGGAAATATCCTGAAATTGCGATTTTCTTAACTGCAATGTTCTCGTAGTTCCCGTATGTGATACCATTGTTTGCAATCCATTTCGATTGAGCATTCACAATATTGATGATCTTCACACCTTCAGTTAATTGTAACCTGTCAATCATTGATTGTAAGATCAATTCGCCATTAAAAGGAAGTTCTTTCATAAAGGCTTTTAATGTGTCTTCAACAGGTTTTTTTCCGGTTAATCTTGATACGCCATTTTCGTCCAAAACCAAAGCGTCGTAATAGATTTGTAGCTGTAATTTGAGAATATCCGGAAGGTAATTGATAACAGTAATTTTCACACCTGCATCTTTGATTTCTTCCAAATAAGCGATCAAGGCATCCAACACGGTTTGTGGAATTGGTGAAAGAACGCCGTTCGCATCTTCTTTAGCTACTTTTATGATTAACCGCGATTCTTGTGTAGATTCTGTAACCGCTGCATATTTGATGATCTTACTGGCTTCGATCGCTTCATCACTTGCATTACCATTTTCAAAAACGTCAGTATCTTCGATCAGATCGAAACCGTATTGAAAATCTTTCACTTTGTTGCGATACCAACGCAACGTGTGTGGTTTCAATTCCGTAAGAATACCTGAAACTTCCGATCTGTGCGTATCAAAAAGAACTTCCATCACATAGCAGGCGTAAGCAATCACATAAAGCCAAAGCCTCCAAATCGCTACTTTTGATGTAGAAGTCAGTGCATTCAGATTTACGTCAGCTTCCTTTTTTGCTAACAGATCTGTATATATTGTTTCGACCGATCTTGCCATTATTGTACTATAAAGTTTTTGTTTACGATCCAGTAAGAAATTCCTTCCGGTGTTTCTCCTGGTTCTCCAGTTTGTGTGACATCTGTCGCCGGCTGATTTTTTGGATCAAACAATGTCACTATATTTTTTTTTATTACATCAGGAACAAATAATTGCTGACCGGTTGTTAATACGTCGGTAATTGCTAAACCATTTAAGTTGGCAATATCAAATCCGGAAGTTGCATCACCAGTGTAGATGATTGCAATGTCTATGATACTTTGCCCTTGTTTAACTGTTATTGTCTGCATATTCAGCATCTATTTTTAAATTACCAATCTCGTAAAGTTCCAAATCGTTAATTTTTAATCCATCCATTGCATACTGATTTCGGATTTTATGACGATATTCTAAAAGTTCTTCACCCAAAAGCAAATCAGTAATTCCGACACCTGTTTCTGGCGTTTGTTTAAATTCGCCCTGGTGTGCAACCAACAAAACTGATTGTTGCTGTCCCAGACTTTCTCCGATTACAAAATCACCGTTCTGGATCATTAAGCTACCATCATCGTTAAGTAAAAAATCTTTCATTTTATTTCACCTTGAAAAGTTCCAGTTACCGGATTTGATCCGGCCACCAATCCTGTATTATATTTTATTTCAGCTTTTGCAATCCATTTTTCGAGAAGATCGATTAATCTATTTGCATACTCTTCGTCTGAAATCTCTTCCCTGGTTCGCATATCGCTTAATAAAGTTTTCAACTCTACTTTAGCTGCTGCTTTTTCTGTACTTAAACTCATTTTAAAAGCTTTTTAAATTCAGTTTCAAAACCAATTATTTTTTGCATTACAGTTTGTATCGGCACACCGCTAACACCTGAAGGCGTATAAACTTGAAAAACCTTCAACAGATTAACTAGATCTTGAAAAAGCTTTTTTAAGTCAGTTTGCTGATTTCCTATTTGTAATTTTCCGTCTTCACTGTCAATGAAAATATCTAATCCATTGCTCGAAAATTCAAAGTTTTCTATTTCATCAATCTTGATAAGTACCAAATCATCAAGACTACCGGTAACACTTAATAGCATTACTTTACTGCCTATTTTTGGGCGTTGAATGAAATAATTTTGTTCACCACCAATTGTGGCTTTCAACCTCACATCATTTAATTCAATCCCGGAAGCTAAAACAACAGAACAGGTGTCATCTTCGAGACTTGAAACCGTTGCCTGTATAGGCAGATTAGAATTAGCCGCCACAATGTCCCGTAATAATGTCTTTATCTCTTTTCCCTGTCTCATGCTTCAGCTGTTTTTAATGCCGGTGTTATTGTTCTTACACCGCCGGCAGCGCTTATTTTTGTTGTAACTGCTTTAACATAATATATTCCTCTTTGATCCGGATAATCAAGATCCACAACTTTTGCGGAATATGTAGGTTTACAAAAAGGAATTAACCAGGCATCAAATGTTCCTTCGTATGTGTCCCGTGCATATTGCTCAAATTCGTTATGCGCTCTAATTTTTAAACTTTTGGCATCCAGTGAACCTATTCTAATGGTTTTAGAATCGCCGCCGGTTGTGCCTATTTTTTCGACTTTTACGGTGCCGTCCTTTTGTATGCTTTCAATTGTCAGTTCAAATTTTCTGTCAATTGCTTTTTTATATTCAAGTGAAGATTTTTCAATATTTTTTTGAAAACAATAAATTGCATAACCTCCTTTTTCTGTGAATGGCGCTCTTATATGCAACTCTTTTTTTTCTGTGACGAAATAAATATTCGCCTTTGTTTCTTCCTGTAATTTTTTTAATACGTCATATCCTGTCGCCTGGTGAATTATAAATTTTTCATAGGCTATATCGAAGTCACAAACTACTTTATAAGTTGGATCTATGTACCGACATACATATTCTGCGATTTTTTTAACGGATGTTAAAACCTTTGGCTTTTCAGGTTCTACAGGTTCACCCTTTTTTTTCTTTTTTGCTTTTTTCTTTGGTTGCTGGATTGCCAAATCCGGAACAGTTTTCCGGAACAGAAACAAAGCATCTTCGCATAATATTTTTAAACTTCCGTCTGTTGTAATATCCCGGACAAATCCCTGAAATTCTGTTTTTAGATTGCCGTCATAACCAAATTTAATTGTTACTTCCGAACCTCTTCCGATTTTATCTTTTACTTTAAGGACTTGATTTAAGACCGTTTCAGGCAGTGTGATTGTTGCGATATCTGAAAGGTTTTCGACATTCTCTTCAATCTCACATTCGACCAACATTAGCAAATTGTGAGTTTTACCATTGGCCTTAAATTTTATTTCCCAATCAAGATTGTAGTACATCGTCTTCTGTTAATAATAGATCAAAATCAAAATCACTGGTGACAGAAATTTCATAAGCCTGAACATTTTCACCTTTTGTAAATGGAAAGTTCATATCTTCTATAACTATTTTATTAATACCTAAAAGCTGAAGTGGCTCGCAGTAAACGCCCCAGGCTTGCCTACTTTGTAATATTTTTTTTAATTGCAAAAAATCAGATCTCGGAAAACATTTGCTAACATCACCTGTCAGAAAAGAGCCTATTAAAACACCGGTAATTTTTATTTCATAATCATCCCTGCTCCATCTTTCTTTCACAGTTCCTTGCCTTAAAATATCATTACCTGATTTTGCAACGTTTCTTTTCGCTATGATATTTTTTGAACTAATACTGATCATAGGTTCATAAGGCAGTAAATATTCTTGACCAGTTTCATAGTCTTTAAACGTAAAAGGAAAAAATTGTTCTTCCTGATTCTTTGGTTTGTCTGCTCTCCATAAAGCATCTTCATTTTGTACTGGATAATCAGGATATCCTACCGTGACTGGTTTATTAACCACCGGCAAAAAGGGTATTGGTGGCAAAACGTGCTTTCCTAATTCATTTTGAACAGTTTCAAAACGTGGAATCTGTTGTGCTACCTTTGCCCCTAATAAGGATGAAAATAATATAGTTTCGTTACTTAGTGTCATATTCCTGCTGTTGTTGCCATTGCTAAAACTCTAACCAGTGCATCTTCTGTTTGCTGTTGCATCTGATTAGTACCATCTTTGAAGTCTTTACCCGAAATGTTCAAAATACCGATCAAATCTTTCAAATGAATGGTTATGTAATTATTACGTTGTCCGCCGGTTGCAATTGCTTCGTTGGATTTCGTTTTCTTTTTATCTTCATCATCAGGTAAAGCAGAATTATCTAACACACCCGGCACTTTTGGCGGTGCAATTCCATTACCTTCCGGTAATCCCATTTTCTTTTTAAGACCACCTACTAAATCGCCTAAACTTCGATTGCTATTCCATTTTAAAGATTGTCCGGCTTTTACAAATTCTGACGCTGATGCAACGCCATTTTTAGCAACTTCAGACCAAGATTTTTTGATAACATCTTTTCTTTTTTCAACATCCTGATTAAGATTTTCGATCATTGCATCATTGGCACTTTTATCGCCAATTCCCATCGAGTTCTTAAATTTATACCAGGCTATTTGAATTTTATCAATTCCCATCATTAGACCATTGACTAATGTTTCCCAATTCGCCTTGACATAAGAAACATAAGTTTGCCAAAGTAGTTTTGCTCCGTTAACCGTGTGTTTCCAAGCTTTGCCCCATCCATCGGTTTTATAAATGACATAGCCAATTAGAGCAATCAGCAGGACGATTCCGGCAATTATTAATCCTACCGGGTTTGCTGTTAAAGCAGCGTTTAAAAGCCATTGTGCGCCTTCCCAGGCTAAAGTAGCAACTGTACAGATACCTTCCCATAATGCTAATGAACCATAACCAATAGCCAATGCACCGACAACTGCCGTCCATAGCCACATTGATTCATCACCCTCACGGAGCATATTCATAAAGTTGGACGCAACTTTAAAAGCGCCATCGAAAAGCCAGTTTAAACCATCTAAAGCAGGTGATAGAACTGCGCCAATTGTGTCTCCTAATTTTAGACCTACAAACTGTATTTTTGTCCAAAGTTTCTCGATTTTCATCATTGGATTTTGGGCGTTTTCAAAAGCCTTATCAGTTTCACCGGCAGAATTATTGGTCGAATCTAATGCCTCCTTAAGTTTATCTGCATCGGCCGTCAATGCCATAAAAGCAGACTTTGCCTGAGCATCTTTAAGCCCGATACTTGCAAGAAAATTTGATTTTTTACTATCTGAGAATTTTGAAATCTTTTTTCCTAAATCTTTAAAAATTTCATCAGCACTTCGAATCATTCCTTTTTTATCAAAAACATTGACTCCAGCTGATTTTAGTCCTTCCTGAATATCGGATTTACCTAAAGCCGTGTAAGCGTTTTCTAAAAGAACTGCCGATTTTTCCGCTGAAAATCCTTTTCCGGTCATATAAGCAAATAAACCGGCGGTATTTTTGAAAGTGACACCTAACGCCATCCCTGACGCAATAAGATTAGGCATGTAGTTCGCAAAATCCTTGAACTCACCTGCACCAACTCTTTTTGCCGCGAAAAATGTATCTAAAACTTCTTTAGCAGTTGTATTTTCTTTTCCAACTAATGAAAGAGATTGAGCCAGTGCATCAGCTACAACAGCCTGATCTGTGAATCCGGCTTTTGAACCTTTGATTGCAGCTTCCAAAATTTCCATTGATTGTGCAGCATCACCAGTTTGGGAAATAATTTTTTCAAAAGATTCAGGTATCTTATAAAGACTTGCACCGCCATCCAAACCTACATCAATAAGATCATCTCTCAATTGCTGTAATTGTGGACTGGTCAATTGCGCTGTTGTATTAATTGCCGCCATGCCCTGGTCAAATGAAAATGAAGCTTTCGTAGCAATACCAATTGCTGCCGATGCAGCAACATAAGGATTAGTTAAGAAATCACCGCCAGGGATGCTAGAAGCGAAATTTCTTATTCCGTTCTGTAATCTGGTAAATGCTGCACGATTCCTTTCGGTTTGACGTTCCATACGTTCAAGCCTACCAGTAAGGTTATCACGCAGATTTAAGATATATTCTAAAACGTTTGACATTTATTGCGGTTGATTGTTTGCTTCTAATTTTCTTACGTGTTCAAGTTCTCTGATTCTTGCCGCCCATTCTTCGTCTGTTAAAGCATCAGGATCAGGAATATGAAAATAATACCTGAGTTGGGCGTTGCTTATTCTCAAAAAATCCTGATCCCTAACTTCTGATGCTTTTAGAACTTTACCAGTTCAGCTTCTTTAATTTCGATCAGATCGACAATTTTAGAAGATGCTGCCAGGAATAATGAATCATCATTTTTGATATCTTCATCACCTCCGATAAAACAATGCTCCAAAATGATCTCATTAAATTTCATCGGATCTTTTTGTCCGGCTACAGATGCGAAACTTAAAGTTCTTCTGTCTGGTTTTTTCAGAAAGGCCACTTTGTCACCGATAATAATACCCTGGATTTCTCCATGTTCTTTTTTCCATTTGGCAATATCATCGCCGTATTTTGCTTTTAGTTCTTCAACTGTAATATTTGGTTTTTCCATTTTTTAAATAATATCTAATGCCAGGTATGGCAGTTTAACTTCAGTGAATTTGTCGCCTTGTTTCCATTCTTCGCCCTCTTCACCAAAACGAACTCCAATAATTCTTTTAGTAGTCATTGCGTTTCCTTCAGATGGGTTTCCATAAGCTAAAAGAAGGTCAATGTTTAATGATCCAACTCGACCGCCTCCGGATTTGGCTAATTTGTCATAACCGGATTTTAAAAGAACTAATTCACCTTCACAATCTTCATTGCCTCGCTGAATAGTGTATGCCTTTCGTCCTTTTGCTTTTATTGCTTCCTGCTCATATTTGACTTTCCAAGATATGCCTCGGATCTCGATCATATCTCTTCCGCCGGCAATTACTGAAAGATCAGCCCACTCGTATTCCCGGCCATTAATTTTATATCCCATTTTAGTTAGTTTGAAGTGAATAAGAAAGTTCAGTTTCCATCATTCTGATGTAGCCCCACGGTTTTACTTTGATGGCCGTTTTCAGTTTGGACGTTGTCGCAACATTTTGTGTAGGATCAATGAAAACCTTTACAGGTAATTCAGTATCACCGATACGATATTGCAATTGTTCTCCCATATTGGCCATAATGTAGCTTTCGATACGGCCTTCTAAATCCTTTGCCCAAATTGCATCAGGTGTACCGTCTGCGTTGATCCAGGATTCGTCTAAGATTTCATCTACCTGAACCAAATACGTCAATCTGTAAGCTTTATCGATAACATCACCTCGAGCATTGCTATGGTAATCATCGACAACCGGACACGCTTGCGGATCATCAGAAAAATAATATCCTGATTTTCCCGTGTGCTGTCTGAAAGTGATGTAACTTTTATCGTGAAGAGCAGCTACATCATATAGTTCAGCAGGTGTATCACCAATGTACATTTGCAGAGGCTGTAAACTTCCGTTTTTAACCTTACCGATGTTGTTATGAATTGGATAAGCTGCCATTCGACCGGCTAAAACTCCCATTGCAGCGCCGTAATTTGTCACGGTTCCTGTTTTGGGCTGTGTATCACCTATTAACACCGAAACTCGATTATATTGCTTCGTTTCCAATGTTGCCAAAGTCACTTTGTCACCATCGAAAGCGAAGCCCTCAACAGCAATTCTTACAGGTGCATATTTTTGCGCTGTATAATTTTCCGCAAACAATTGTGCTTTCTGCATCGCCAACCAAACATCAGTTTCTAAACCGGTAACAATTGTTGGAACAAAAGAACCAAGCGGATTGTAAACAGTGTGCAATCTTCTGATTTTTCCGTTTGAAGCATTCAAAAGATCTTGTGCCGGAACTTTTCCCGTTTGTGCATCAGCTGTAAACCAGTCACTAACTTTTGTAGTTTTGGCAAAAGCAAAAATCCAAAGTTCAGTACCTTCTCCAGCCTCTTCGTAAAATTCTTTACAGAACTTATAAAGCTTTGCATTATCTACACTTGCAACAATTCCAAGATTGGCAATATCTACCATACCTTTGACGGTGTAGGCTTTGTTTAACTCAAACTTACCTGCAACCGCTGCCGCTCCGGTAAGAACCCCGGTTGTTCTATCTTCGTTCGGAAGAGTAGATCCAATTTGGCCGTTACCTAATTTTATATCAATATTTGGTAAGCTCATTTTATTAGTCGTTGTTTAGTTCAGCAACTAATTTCTCACCGCTTGCAACGGCTGCAATAAGTTGCTTTGTTGTAAATTCTTCAGCAGGAACATCCCCGAATTTGTCCGTGTAATCTTTTTGCGCTTGCTGTTTTCCTGTTAATCTTACTTCTGTAACAGGCTCATTTACTTTCACATCTGAATTAGTCACTAGGTTTTCAGGAAGCCAGGGTTTTGCAGATTCTTCAGAGCCGTTTTCATCATCATTATCAACATCATCGACAACAATTACATTAGGCCTGTTTTCATCAGTTCTCACGCCTGTTGGTGTGTCTGTTCCTACAGTTTTGAAAGCAGCTTCAAAAAGTTCTTTCGACATTTCTCTGTCAGTTTCTAGCGCAAAGTTGACAGCAGCTTCAACCGTCATTTGTTTTACATCGAGTTCGGCCGTATATTCTAATACAGCTGAACCGTCCTTATTCTCAGCAACCTGAACAAAAGGCTCAGATACGGCCACCTTTTGACTGGGATTGATTACATGCTCAATCCTTTTGTCAGCAAGTTTTTTCGCTTCGATTTCTGCATCTCCTTTTTGGTAGAAAACTTCACCGTTTGAAGTAATGAATGCTTCCGTTAAATTTGGATTGTCTTTAAAAATATTTTTTGACATTGTTGTAATTTTTAAGATTTAATAGTGAATTTTAAAACCAGTCCGATTGCTGACAACACGAGAAAAATGCCGCCGATCCACATCAAAGTTTGGTGATACCATTTAAATGGCTTTTCTATGTATTGTGGAACAGTTTTGCTTTCGTTTTCAGAAATATAGGTTTCACGCCATTGCTTGAATAATCTTTGCGCTTCCTGGTAACATCCTACAGTTAAAATATTTCCGTCAAGTTTAGCCGTTGGAACGTGTAAAGCTTTGCCCGGTTTGTTTTTTGGTAAATTTTTATACTTCGATGGTTCCTTCAGTACAGGTTTGCCATTGACACAATCTACATAGGCATAGTAAAAGGAACTATCGGCCGAAACCTCATAAACTGTGTCTTTTACAATTTCTTTGACTGTTTTGGTCTTCTCGATTGTCACCGGCGGTGATGGTTTCCTATTCACACAGGAAACCATTGCCAGTGAAAAAATCAAAATAAATATGAATGAAAAAAGTGCTTTCATAGGTTCTTATATTCTGTTTTTGCGTCAAAAGATGGACAGGCTTTTTTCACACCTGGGAAATCTCTATGACCTTGTATTTTTGCTTTTGGGAAAAGAACTTTAAGTTCCTTCAGCTTTGTTAATATTGCTTTTTTTTGCGCCTCTGTTCTGTTGTCTGTTGGTTTTCCCGATCCATCAACACCGCCGATGTAGGAGATATTAATAAGTTTAGAGTTCCAACCGCCAACACCGTTAGAAACTTTTGCGATGTCCAAAAGTTGAACTATTTCGCCGTCCGGCTTTACAATGAAATGATAGCCGGGCATTTTCCAACCAAGAGTTGTTTTCCAATAGTTACTTATTGAACTAATAGATGTCGTCTGTGGTGTAGCAGTGCAATGCACGGCTATATATTCAATGTTTCTCATAGCCTATATAATTGCTGCGCAATCTCTGTTTTGGAAACGTGTTGCCACAAAATAATGACGGTAGTTCATTCTGTTTGTTTGGTTTTCCGGATCGGTATCAGCTTTTGCGAAATACTGTTTTGTAGAACCTGTTTTCTTAGCAATGTTGGTTTTCACGAACATAATTGAAGCCTGTCTATCGCCGGCACCTGGTACAGAACCGTAAGCCTTTTTAACTTTGGTTGCAACGGTATAGTAAGGATTAGCACCATATTTGTGTAATTCAAAACCTGCAATCATTGGATTTGGTTTTCCTTTCACATAATCAATCAATTGATTTCCGAAATTTTTACGATCCAGTAAAAGATCATTCCAGTGATTTTCACATAATACCAAACGTCTGTCATCATCAGCAACACCGGCAGCGTCGGCAGCAGATTTCAAAGCGACAAGATCTTCGTAAGTAAGTCTTAGCCTACCTGAAGGATCTGCCAAAGCGTCAGCGCCACCGGTTGCCAATATAATTGGCATTTTTGCGTTGGTGTTGTCGGCCGGTGCAATAGAGTGGATGGCTTTTTTGTATTTTGCTTTGGAAATAGAATTGGTGTGTGCTTTTGTAACACTATCAATTTTGTCGTAAGAAGATCCTTTTACGGCATCATCGGAAACGGTGACTACTTTTGTCTGTAGTTTATCCAAAGTGAGTTCAATTGTACTATCATTATAGACCTGTGCGGCTATTGGATAGGTTGTATTGTTGATTAAAACGTCAACATCGAATTCACTTACTGCAACATAGATTTTGTTCATTTCGGTTGCATCACCTTCGTTGATCATGCTAACATCTACATCAAGTTCCGGGATTCCATCCAGGAAGGTTGCAGCTGTATTTTTGTCGATGTTGGTTTTAACACGTTTTAACCATATTTCAGGATAGTTTGCTGGCATTGTTTATAATTTAAAGGTTATGCAAATAATTTTTTGTATTCGTCAGGATTTGCGTTTTTCCACGCTAATCTTTGGTCTTCTGAAAGAGTTTGGAATTTCTCTTCTGTCATTGGCTCTTTGCTTCCGCCTGGTGTTTGGATTCCGGCAGTTAAATCAACCTTTTTCTCGAAACTGTCTAATGTTGATTTTGCCAATTCAAAGTTTTGTTTTGCCAAATCAACAAAAGTTTGTTTTTTCTCAGCTGTGATCTGTCCATCTTTGATAGCAAGATTTACCATTGTTTCGATTTCCTGTTCTTTTTTCAGTTTATCGGCATCCTGGAAGGCTTTTAGTTCTTTTTTTACTTTTTCAAGTTCCAAAGTGTTCTTGTCGTTCTCATTTTTAAGAGAAAGAATTGCTTTGTCAAGTTCCGGCTCTTCTACAGTCTGTGTGTTTTGAGCAAATCCTAAGGCTGATAATGCCAATAGTGATAATTGGATTTTTTTCATTGTTGAATCGTTATTGTTAGTTGTAAATTTTGTTGGATCAGATTCCGCATTTCCTAATGACAGACAAAGTGTTTTCACTTCGTTTTCTGACATCTTATTTCCGCTTTTATCGTAAAGAGTAACTGAATTGGCGTTGCTTGGAACTGCAACCAGGGAAACTTCAAAAAGTTCACATTTTGTAAGTAGAAGATCACCATTTTCTAATTTGACAAAATCGGCTTCGTCAAAAGAAATTCCCATTGAGCAGCCTTTAATAAATCCGGCTTTTGCTTTTCGGATCGTCTCTTTATTTTCAAGGTTTTCGGTTGCTTCATCATACACCGGTTCACCGGAAAGAATGCCGTTTTCAGCAGATATATCAATCCAATTACCGATAACCGCTTCCGTCCAATTCAAATGATTGTTAAGACACACGGGATTTTGGGTAAACCTTTCAAGATCAATTCCCATAGTTTGTATAGAGAAACCGTAGGAATTCTTTTTCTTTTCGTCGTTAAAAACAAATTTTTTCTTTGACATTTAATAATTAGGTATTGCAATAAGTTTTAAAATAACCGCCCGATCATCGAGCGGTTGCTCTCCTTTTGGATTGACTGTGAATTACTTCATATTGAAAAATTTTATTGCTTATTGTGATGACAAAATTGCGTGCGTTTTTGTCGAAAAAAAAGAAGTTGTCAGATGTTCGGACGGTTATGTCAGAGCGTTTTACAAATGTGTCCGACCGTTTTACAATTGTTTTTTTTAAGCGCTTCCGAATTGGAATTTTGTTCATAAAATTTCCAAAAAAGCGATGGCAAGAAATACCCGAGAAGAAGAAAAAAGGCTTAAAAACCTTGCAGAAACTATATACTTATCAGATGATGCACTTTCGCAAAAAGATGTTGCGGAAAAAGTTGGTATTACTGAAAAGACACTCGGTAAATGGATCGCTCTATATGGTTGGTCAGAAAAAAGGAAATCGCTTTTAGTGACCAAAAAAAATCAATTGGTCAATCTATATAATCAACTCGAAAAATTAAACGAAGAGATAAGAACACGGCCTTTGGTGAGAGATGTACCATTGTCTCTAAAAAAACCAATCAAAATAAAGGATGGCAAAACTGAATCAATTCATTATCCTACATATAATGAATTAGATTATCCGATAAAGTTTAGCAATTTTCCGACACCATCAGAAGCGGACATAATTTCTAAAATAACGGCTTCAATTAAAAAACTTGAAACTGAAACTAATGTCGGTGAAATCATCGAAACAGGAATCGAATTTTTAAGTTTCATCAAACCTCATAACCTGGAATTTGCAAAACAGTTTTCCGGTTACTTCGACACTTTTATTCAAACCAAAATCAAATAAATGGACAAAAAAACAGGCCAGTTATTAGAAGTTTGGAAACGAGCATCAGATAACCTTTACCGGGAAGATGCCATTAATTTGGATGAAACACCGATTGAAAAAAAGAAGCGGATTGCGTGGTTAGAAGCAAATCCAGAAGAATGGAAAAAGCATTATTTTTCCAAATTCTGCACGGCAGAACCTGCAAAATTCCATATTGATGCCTCAAAAAAAATTCTGAATACAGCAGAATTATATTTTGTTTTATCCTGGTCAAGGGAACTTGCAAAATCTACCAGGACAATGATGGATGTAATCTATCTTGTTTTGACAAAGAAAAAGAAAAACGTCCTTTTGGTTTCATATTCTGCCGACAATGCCGAAATGCTGTTAAGGCCTTACAAAAACGTTTTTGAGCAGAATGAAAGGATTAAGAATGATTATGGTGATCAGTTTAATTATGGAAACTGGAAAGAAAGAAAATTTGTTTTAGCAAATGGTGCTTCCTTCAGGTCATTAGGTAAGGGGGAATCTCCCAGGGGTGCAAAAAATGACGAAGCGAGACCGGATGTAATTCTTATTGATGATATTGATACTGACGAAGAGTGCAGAAATCCGGACAGAATAAAAGAATCTGTTAATTGGATTGAACAGGCATTAATTCCTACACGTTCAATTTCAGCACCACTTTTACTAATTGCTTGCGGAAATATAATCGCTTCTTATTGCTGTATCACTGAAATGGCAAAAAAAGCAGATTATCATGATATCATAAATATTCGAGATAAAAACGGTTTTTCCAGTTGGCCACAAAAAAACTCAGAGGCGCAAATTGACAGGGTTTTAAGTACTGTATCATGGGCATCATACCAAAAAGAATATTTCAATAATCCAGTCATTGAAGGAAGCGTTTTCAAAGAGATTCTTTGGGGCAAAGCACCACGGTTAGAAGATTGCGACGAAGTTTTAGTTTACGCTGATCCTGCAACGTCTAATAAAGATAAGTCAACAACTAAAAAAAACCAGGCTTCAACAAAATTTGTCGGTGTAATTGGCCGTAAGGGATTAAAATATTATGTCTATACCTGTTGGCTAGATGTAATGAATAATTCACAGTTTATTGATTGCCTTTTTGAAGCGCATAAATACGTCAGTCAAAGAGATATTGTACATAAAATTTACATCGAAAATAACTCATTACAAGATCCCTTTTACGAACAGGTACTTTCGCCGTTAATCCGCCAAAAAGCAATCGAAACCGGCATCATGATTCCGATCACACCGGACACCAGGAGAAAACCGGAAAAATACTTTAGAATTGAAGGTACACTGGAACCAATTGTCAGATTGATGAATTTGATTTTCAACATTGCTGAAGATAAAAATCCAAACATGAGAAGATTGGAATCACAGTTTTTAGGTGTTTCGCCGAATGCAAAGGTTATGGATGGTCCGGATGGTGTTGAAGGCGGTGTCTGGATTTTACAAAATAGAAGTTTTAACCACGGCAATGATTATCGAAGTGGTAATCGTGCAAGTAGAAAATATTAATTATATGGCATTTTTAGAAGAGGCCGACATGGGTTCGGCAATTTACGAATATCAGATTGAGCAGATTGCAGATGGTAATGATGAGGCTTTATCTGATGCTATTTCAGCAGCTGTTGAAGAAGTTAAATCTTATCTCACGCAAAATGACAGGAAGGAATACAACGACGGCCGTCCACATTATGATGTGCAAACCATTTTTGCAAAAACCGGATCTGCACGTAATTCTGTTTTACTTCAAAAAACTAAGACTATTGCGAAATTTCATTTTATTGAATTATGTAACGCCGATATTCTTTATGAAAGGGCGCAAAAGAACTATGACCGGGCTGTAACTTATTTGAAAGATTTGGCAAAAGGAATTGTGACTTTATCAGATCTTGAAATAATTGTCGAAGACGACAGCACCACAACAGACGAACCATTGCCGTACAGAAGCGGATCACGTATCAAATTTAATCACGAGTAATTTATGAAACTTCCAACCTGGCTAGCACTGAAAAGTAAGCCTGTCACCACACAAACAACAAAACCCGTTTTTGAAACTGCACCGAAATCTATTTCGAGAGCGAGAAAAGATATTTCAGATTGGAGCAAAGTCCTACAATCTGCAATGTTAGATGAAAATCCAACTTTTTGGGGGTTATACAATTTATTGGATGAAGTTTCACAAGATCCGTTATTAAAGTCTCAGACAGAAAACAGACGAAACAAATCATTATCTCAAAGTTTTTCCATTACCGGAAAAGACGGCAAAGTCAATCAGGAAATCACAGATCTACTACAAAATCAAATTTTCGTTAATGAGGTTAATTCTGAGGTTTTAAATACTAAATTTTTAAAACATTCACTTGGTCAATGGGTATTTGAAGACGAACGTCTGAAATTCAAATTAATTCCAAGACAAAACGTAAATCCTTATTCCGGATTAGTTTATCAGGATTACACAGAAGATAAATTTATCAAATACCGTGAAGTCAAAGAGTACGGGATTTGGGTTTTAGAGTTTGGAGATACCAATTTATCTGCCGATTTCGGTTTAATAAATGCCGTTGTTCCGCAAGTATTGTTCAAACGGTTTGCTCAATCCTGTTGGTCAGAATTATGCGAAATATACGGCACTCCGCCTCGTGTAATGAAAACCAACACACAAGATAAAAGAATGCTGAACCGTGCCGAAAATATGATGAAGGATATGGGAGCAGCAGCCTGGTTTATTATTGATGAAAATGAAAAATTCGAGTGGGCGGAAGGTGTGGCCACTAATGGTGATGTTTATAAAAATCTGATACAACTTTGTAACAACGAAATTTCAATGCCTATTTCAGGCGCTATTATCGGTCAGGACACTGTGAACGGTTCCAATTCAAAAGAGAAAACTTCACAAAATATGCTTGATGATTTGGTGCAATCTGATCTGTCATTAATTGAGCAGGAATGGAACAGTAAGATTTTAAAATCTTTGCAATTAATTGGCTTCATTCCGCAAGGCGAATGGGTCTATAAATATGACAAAGCTGATGACCTGGATAAGCTTTTTGGATATACAAAAGACCTGCTGAATGCAGGAAAAGAAGTTGACGACAAATGGATATCAGATAAATTTGGCGTTCCAATCACCGGTGAAAGACAGAACCAACCAACCGGACAAAAACTTTCAGCCGATTTTTTTTATTAAGGGCTGGAATTAAGAAACCAGGCGTTGCCTACTTTTCAGCCCTGAATGAAAGCCTTCAGGAACAATACAAACCCTGCAATTGTGAATATTGCAGTTCGCTCAATCTTGCTAACGATCCGGAAGAAAACAGACCGAAATTTAAAAAGGTTTTAAACGCCGCTGAAAAGGCATTTAAAAAACTTCATCAATTAGGTGATTACAAGCCGGAAGATCTCGAAAAAGTCAAGGAATACAAAACTTTGATAAAAGAGACTGCCAAAGTTTTTGAATTAGGAATTTCGCACGATGTACCGGAAGAAATGAAAGAATATCTTAAAAAAGATGCTTTCATTTTCTCCGGGTTAAAAACTAATGCACAATTACAGGAAGCAAGCAGTTTATTAAAAGACGATAGCGGCCACATTAGACCGTACTATCTTTTTGAGAAGGATATTCTAAAGATTAACGAGAAATATAATCTTAACTACCTCGATGCTGAATATCAATTTGCGCAGGCTTCATCTCAAAGCGCTGCCAATTGGGCTAATTTAAGCGATAGCGACAGATATAATCTACAGTATAGGACAGCAGGTGACGAAAGAGTAAGGGATGATCACGCTGCCTTAAATGGAACTACATTTCCCAAAAGTTCAGCGTTTTGGATCTCATATTATCCGCCAAACGGCTGGCGATGCCGTTGTATTGCTGTTTTGGTATTAGCTTCAAAATATCCTGCAAGCGATTTGGAAAAAGCTACAGCAGCTGCCGAAAAAGCAACCACACAAATCGGGAAAAACGGAAAAAACAAACTTGAAATGTTCAGGTTTAATCCTGGAATGCAAGAAAAATTATTTCCTCAAAATAATTCTTATACAAAAGTTGTAGGTGCAACGGAAACGAAGAAAATTGTTTCAAAAGCAAACACGTTAAAAACCACAAAAGACCTGAGCAATCATATTGCTGATTTTGCGGAAGAGAATAAAGAATTTTTCCATAGAGGCTTTAAAGAAGTTAAAACCACTTCACAACGTGGAGTTAACGGCTTTACAGATATGAACGGTAGTATTTCTTTGAAAAAAGAAATTGTCGATCACATCAATGCCGGAATCAATAATATTAAAAACAAAATTCCTACAACATTTGAGCAGGAAAGGGCAATTTCAACTCTACACCACGAAATGTGGCATAATGCCAACATTCCAGGTAATATGAGAATGACAACCGAAATGACTAAAACAATGGAGTTGGCCAACGAGTTTGTAAGTAGAAAAACATTGCCGGAATTTATGGAAAAATTAGGCGGTAAACTTGAAAATATGTCGCTTGTAAATGATAGAAATAATACGGCTTACAACAGAATGGTCGTTAATTATGATAATTTGATAAAGTGGAGTGGATCAAACCAAAAGAAAGTTTTAGAAACTGTAAAGAAAAGTTTGGTAAATGATAAATATACTGATCAGATTACCGGACTTACAAAAGCGATTGTCGAAAACAGCACTTATGAAATTGAAGAAAGATCAGTGAAAGCGTTAATTTCTTATGCTACGAAAACCGATTATACAGAAGAGAAATTTTTGGAACTATTGGAAAAAAATAAAAATTTATTGAAAGATAGATAGTAACTGATCTTTGTACAATTCGTTCAGTTTTTCTTCCAGGTCAGTGATTTTATAAGATTCTGCGTAGGTGATTAATGCGAAAATTCTTCCATCATCATCGTTTAATTCAGTTTCAGGATCTATAATAATTGCAGGGTATTCCGGCAGAACTTCAGCTATATCGTAGATAGTAGCTGTCCGCAAATCAACACCTTTAAAATTATATAAGTCACTCATAATTAGCAAATATATAAAAAATTTACAAATGAAAAATTTTTATAAACAAATATTGGACGACGTGGCCATAGAACTCACAGATGAATTTGACAAGAATTTTGAAAGAAAGGCATTTTTTGATAAAGCCTGGAGACAAACAAAATTAATCAATAGGCGTGGAAGCTTGATGATGAGAACGGCACAACTAAGACGGTCTATTCAAATGAGACAAGGCAGCCAGTCCATAAGTTGGCGAAGTTCCCGGATAGATGCTTCAATGCACAATGAAGGCGGTGAAATTACGGTAACAGCCAAAATGAAAAAATACTTTTGGGCAATGTACATGCGAGAAGGTAAAACAGGAATAGAAGCCGAACAGTTCAAAGCAATGGCATTAAAAAAAGTTGGTTCAAAAATGGAAATTACACAACGGCAATTCATCGGAGATCATCCGGAAGTAAGAAGAGCAATTGAAAGATGCGTAGAACATACATTTCAGGAGATTGAAGAATATATAACATATCAATTAAGACAAAGATAATGGACGAAATTTTATTACAACTTCAGGCACGGATTATGGAATCCGGAATTAAGTACGTTGATGAAGATTGGGGGCAAATCAATATGTTCCCTGGTGATACACCGGTTGCATTTCCGTGTTGTCTCTTCGATGTTAAGAATGGAGATTTTGAGAACATTGGGGCTGATCGAAGAGCAACGCCACAACAACGCCAATTAGCACGCTTTACACTCGAATTGTGTATTGCTAAACAGAAGCTGACAAACACTTCCGGAAGAGCGCCTTTGACGCAAAAATCAAAAGCCTGGGAAATCCACAGCATTATAGAATCTGTTCACGAAAAAGTGCAAGGTTTTGCACCAGGAGAAAACTGCTCAAAACTGATCAGAAAATCACAGCAAAGGATTAGAAGGGATGACGGTATTCAGGAATATAGAATCACCTACGATTTTGAGGTTGGAAATGTCTAATCAAACAGTGAAGGCAAAGTCACTTTTTGCAATTCTTCATCTATTGCACAATTTAGGATGCGATAAAGTGTGTCACGGGAAATCCCAAATTTTGGGTAAATGTACTCTCTATGTATCACAGTGATCGGTATAATTTGGCAATCGTGTTTGTCGAATTCCTCCATCACTAGCTTGTAGCGATGTAAAAGGTTTCGTTTCTTTCCGATAGTCTGTTGAGTTACTGCCATATATACACAAAAATAGAATAAAAAAAAACACCAAACAAGTGGTATTTTTTTTATTTAATTACGGCAGGAATATTTTTCGATGTAAAATTGATTTTGTGATTCTTGCAGCCGGACATCACCGCCGTTTTGTTTTAAGATTGTATTAGAATATTCTTCGCTTGTTTCAGAATATCCAGGATTAAAAAAAGATTTCCAGATTCTTTTTACAATTTCTGTTTTCCCTGTAATATTGTTAAGAGAATATTGACCTGCAATGTTAACAAAAGTAACTTGCAAATTATCATCAAATTTTACAACAAAACCGAGTTTCGTTTTTTTAGTATTGGAAATTTTAATTCCGTAATCTGAAGTAATCTTTTCCGAAAAAGGTTGTAAATCATTTTCCGAAAGATTGCAGATGTTGATTTGTTGACCAAATGCAAAACCGGAAAGTAGTAATAGTAATATTAGTTTTTTCATTTTTTAGCATTTTCAATTATCCTAAACAAATCTAATAGAGAATGAAAGTATGTAAAGCTATCAGGATCAACAATTGAACCTCTTGTATGCTTATGAAATCCCTGCACACTGTAATTTGAGATCAGTGTCAAAACTTCGTCAAATGCTTTGTTTTGAAGTTCATACATATAGAACGTATAGATTTTATTTTCACTGTAAACAGGCACGACAGACATTTCAAAAGAAACAGAAACTTGATCGTTAAGAGCGAATCTTTTAATATATTTCAAAAAAGCAGTTAGATAATTCTTTTCATTAAATTCGTGCAATGGAGGTAATCCTACAATTCTGATTGGTTTTTTCGGTATTATATTTTTTTGCATATTGAGATGTTTATTTTAAAGGTTTTAAAAATCTGAAATAATCATTCAGATAATCGATTAGTTTAATTGTTAAATTTATAATTTCAGTCTGAAAATTAGGATTTCTAAATTCAAACTTTCGCCAGTCGAAAGGATCTTCAAAACCTGAAAGCAGTTTTTTGTATCTGATCGCAACCTTAAAAACTTTTAAATCATTAGTTTGTTCCAAATTATCAATTATCAACTGTAAGCTCCTATAAAAATGACGATCAGGTTTATTATCTACAATTCTCTGTAGTTCATCTACTATTGCCTTGTAATCCATTCTCAAAGCTTTTGCTTTGCTAAATTACTGATTTGTCAAATATCCAAACCAAAAAATAATAGAAAGATCAACATTTCCATTTTCTTTGAGTGTAAAATGTAAAGTATCTCCTTTTCGTACATAATTCCAATCGTTGGCAAATGCCATTCCCATTGTGCCATTTTCAATGTGTGATAAAATATCATCAATGATGTGGTCTTGTGCATTGATTTTGAATTCTTTCATAGTGTAAAATTAATTGTGTTAAATGAAAAAAGGCTACGGAAATCCGTAACCTATGATAATTTTAAATAGTCTCGCATTTCCATTTCAAAAACATTGGTGAAAATGTTTTCTTTGCTTTGCTCTTCACCTGGTTTTGTGGCTGTGAATGTGTGCCAAATAAAAGCCGGTTCGCTCAACAAAAACTCTTCAACAGCAGGATTAATGATTGAAAAAGCTTTAACCTCATATCCTTTTCTTTGCAAAAAATTGATGATATCAATCTGAGGCAGGTGCATTTGTATTTCCATCTTTATTATATCGTTTCCTTTTGGGGTTATTTTTATCATTATGTTCTTTCTGAGTTTTTCTTAATTCTATTTCTGTAAAAAGGATGTCCCAAACTTCCGGATGTGTTGATTTAGTAGTATTTCCAAACATCATATCAAGCGCCTGATCTGTCATTTTAACTACTATTTCCGGCAGTTCCTTCAGATACGTTTGATAGTTGAAAACTGGATTATCTTTTCTCAAAACACCTATATTTTTTGTCACGGCTGCTGTTCTAAGTTGCTTTGAAAGTTTGTCCAGGTATTCAATTGCCTTTTCGTCTGGAACGTGATTTTTTACAGCGTCATTCTCCTGGCGTTCCCGGATATTTCTATCGTTCTGCATTTCATCTTCACGAGCCGTTATTTTGAGATCAAAATACTTTTCTATCCAAGACAGTATAACAATGGAATCGAGCCGGTAGATGTCCCCAAAATCGCCCTGACGTGCCATTTTGAAAAACAGAAGTATATCTTCTAAACTTTCACTGCTGAATCTTTCGAAAAGATCGGCCGATAATGCAATCATTTGATTTTCGTTCATCTTCTTACCAACATTTATCAGATCATTGAACCGCTTCACAATTACAAAAATTGATTTAATGAATTCTGATTCCTGAGACTTATGATTTATCAGCAAAGGTGTCGATAAGCACTGTTTTACGGTCAATTTCCTTTCTAAATCTATTAAGGCAAACTTATCATCGCTTGCCAAACATTTCATCAATTTTAGAGAATGCTCCGGAAGGATCGTTTCCAAAGGTTTTGCTATTGATGGTGGCGAACTGTTCTGCATAAAGTTGAGGGTTGTTTTTGGCGTTCAGTACCTGGTTAATATATTTGTCAAAATTCTTATCTCTAAAAATTGTGACAGGGTTCAAATTGTCACACATTACAGCGTTGTTTTTCCATTGTAATGTTTTCAGCTGTATCACTTCCGTTATTTCCTGGATGGTGTAACCTTCTTTTAAAACTCTTTTTATTCCGGACAAATTTGCCTTTCCGGAACGGTGCCGATGTCCTGTAATTTGATTGAAAATATTCAGAACCTCGATTTCGGGTGTTATGATTTCTTCAGGCATTACTTTAGTATCTTTTATTTCTTAATCGAGGTATTTTTAAGTATTCAAAAGTCCGGGGTTCTGCATCTACTTTGGTTCTGTCAAAATGTCGTAGAAATCTATAAATTTCATCTATTTCCTTTCTCCCTAAATCAATGAACTTAATAAAATCTGTTCTTTCTCCTTGTATCGAAATTACAGCCCAACTCTTTGCCCTATAATGAACATCAACACTAATATCCAAGTTTCCCAGTAGATTTTCTATTCGTTTATATTGAATCTCGTTTTCTCTAATCTGACTTTCAATATTTTGTAATTCAGTTTTCAAAGCCCAACGAATCAATTTTCGAAAAGCTTCCTTTATTTTAAATTTGATTTTTTTCATTTTGTATTATTTGTGAAATCTTCGTAAGCAATTCTATATTTTCTTTGTCAATTCTGTTTAATAAATTCTCTTCTTTATTAAGTCCGTAAAGTGCATTAGTCAAATCTATATTGATAGTTTCCCAACGGTCATCATCTTCGATTTCTTCGCTTTCTTTTTCTGAGCAACTTTTACATATAATTATGTCCTCGTGCCATTTTTCGGAGGCGTAACCGTCATTCAAATCGAATACATCCCCGCAATGTTCGCAAGGTGTTGGCATTTCCATTTCTTCAAAATCCATATTCTAATTTTTTAATTGTAAGATTGTTGTTCATTAATAAATCCTTCAACCATTTTTGCTGTGAAATTCAGGTCGTTTTGAGCATTTTTAAAAGCGTTGTAAAGACTTACCAGGCGTGTGGCCGATATCTTATTGAATTTGTCAACTTTGGCCGCTCTACAAGCAATTCCTTTGACATAATCGATTGAAACCTGTTTGTTCATCAGTTTGAACATTCCGAAAATTGAAGCGATCAAACGATTTCTTTTTATGTCCATTTCTTCGATGCTGTTTTTCTCCAGGACTACACACATTGCGTGGATCTCTGATTCTGTAAGTTTGGCAGCAGAAGTGGTTCTGCCGTTTGTCCATTCTCTGATAATATCTGCTCTATTTTCCAAAAGTCCTTCTTTGGAAAGAAGCGTCATAAGTTTTTTTAGTGTTGCCATTATTTTGATTTTTATTGTTAGAATTGTAATGTTGATTGAAATGGGACATCAAAATCATAGTGTTTTCTTAATGCCATACCCATTTTTTCTTTTATTATTAATCGTTCACTTTCTTTTACATTATTTTCGTCAGCTACATAATTGTTATGTAAAACCGCCTTCCAGTCACCTTTCCAGGGCTTTTCATCTATAAAACTGTGATATGTTGTAAACATCCTATTTCTATAAATTGCATCTTCTTTTTCTTCAGGTGTTTGAAAGCGAACGTGAACAATATGCATCCATCGGGAAACCCTCTTCTCGTTTTGCTCAGGTAATCCACATTCGTCATTTTCAAAAATCACAGTGATAGCCCTTTTTTTTAAAATCTTGTTAATTTTTGAAACTCCGTAAAAGCAACGAAGTCTTTTTTTCTTAACCTTTTTTGTCAGCTCTTCAATTTCGTCATCGGATAAAGGATCTGTTAAAAAATGTTTCATTGATGATTCTATTTCTCTTCACTTTTCAAATCTTGAAGATTTTCAGCGTCGATTTTCTCTTTGAAAAATTTGGTAATTGATTCCAATTCTGCCGCAAAGACGAAAGGTGAATTGAGTTTTATAAAGCGGTGCCATTTGTTGTTAACAAAGGCGTATCGGCTTAATTCCAAATACAGGAAATCTTTTTGCCTGGAATGAAACTGCTCCAAAGATTTGTAGGTTGTGAACTCTTTTTCTTTTTTAATTCCACGGCCGTCAAAGTATTCCAGTTTAAAAGCTTCAGCATTTTCAATTCTTATTCTTTTTCTAAATTTTTTCATTGATTTTTGATTTGCTCCCATCAGCGGAATCGAACCGCTGATAAAAACCGTTTGGGATGTTAGTAGTAACCTCTATCGAGTGATTCTATCATTTGAACAGAGACAGCTGCAACTTGTATTAATTCTTTTCTATAGTTTTTAAGCCTTGTCTCTTGGATATCATCTATCACTATTTGTCTATTTTCATTTTTGAGACTTTTCAATCCATCTCTAAATCTAAACTTTACAGCCTCCTTAGAAGCTTCTCCAACCTCTTCTGTAAGAATTGCAATCCAGTCTGTCAAATTGTGATTTTGTTCACCCCATTTCACATTCTGTTTTTTTCTTTCATACATAACTTCATCGAGTACCTTACATACGCTAATCGAATCAAAATAGTGGTCTGTGATATCAAACCTCTCAATTGGCTGATAAGGATCTTCCATTTCCAATAGGTGTGGAGTTGCACTATCACAGTAAAAAAATACAAATGCACCGATGAAAAAACCTACTGCAAATGCCACTGCTAACAGTATTAAAATTGTTACTTCCATATTCTTAATCTTTAGGTAGTAAAAAAGTAAGATCCATATCTTTTGGCAGATCCACGCTCGTAATGGAAAGCGGAATACTTTTTTCAATACCGGTACCGTCTTTATAAACCGCCTCAATAAACCATCTTGATACTTTCGGCTTGTACTCACTTTGGATCAGTTCTACGCCTCTTTGGAAGTCTGTGTCCGGGAAATCTTTATCTGCGATCTGACGAAGTTCTAAAACCTTTTTACTGTCCAAATCACCGTTGCCGTTTCGCTGCAATAATCTGTAAGCGATTGAAAGCACTTTTTTAGAATTTTCGTCTTTTCCGAGTGATCCTAAAAACTTGTGAACCATTGCAATTCCGTAAGCGGCATTTTCGCCGTAACCGTCCGTAATCCTGTAACCTAATTTGATACTTTCACCTCCGACAGTGATGGTGTGGGTTTGTTGATTGGAACGAACGCCAATCGTTTCGATTTTCTGTTTAAGATAAAGTTGAAAATCCTGAAAAACTTTTGCTTTTGCGATTTCCAAAGCTTCAGAAGCATCACGCAGAATTTTAATTGATGCCGGCATTGTTTCGGCCGCCAATTCGTCCAGCGCTTGCAGATCTGCTGCTCTTTTTTCTTTAGCAGTTTTTTTCTTTTCTGATAGTTGTTTTGCGAGATCTTCGATCTGTTCAGGCGATAATGTGTTAATGTCGATTGTATTTGTCATAATGCGTTATTTTGTATTATTAATTTTTGTAATTCTTGTTCTTTTTCCTTCAGTAATTCGTTGGTTTCTTTCCATAAATCCTGATGCTCTTCATTTTCTAATATTGCTTTTAGATTTTTGATTATTTCTACAAGCTCTTTCTCTGTTGGTGGAAAAAAACTCATTTTTTTAGATCATTTAATTTAAAGTAATAGTCTTTGTGGTTTCTGTCATAAACAAATCTGCCGTTCTTTGATTTCTCTTGTGCTTTGGCAGTTTCCAACGCTTTTAAGGCATCCTGGCGGCTCTTGTCTCGCTCGCTTGCTTTGGCCAGTTCGTGACCTGCTGTGTCTCCTGATTGTTTCATCAGTTATTTTTAATTTGATTATTCAATTTTTCCTTTTCGAATTTTTCTGAAGCTTCATTGAAGCCTTTTTGATATTCAGATTCTCCAAAATCTTTTATAATTTTCACTGCTCTTTCTTGAGCTTTTACGGTTTCAGAAAATTTCGCATTAGATGGTAATTTTTGAAATTGCTCTAAAATTGTGTCCAATATTTCTGTTGGTGTTTTCATATTTCTTTGTTATAATTTTTAAAATGTTCCCCAGTATTCCTCTGCGCCCTTCTCCCAAATGGTAATAGTTTCACCGCCACCGTACCGGCTTGTAATGAAGGCCTTAAAACCCTTTATGAAAACTTTGCAGTCAACATCAAACTTTACACTTTCGGCCAACTTTCCTTCCGGATTTTTACCTTTTCCGTGGCTGATGAAGATCAAAACCTTATCGCTAAACTCCTGTGTAAATTCGATGTACTTTTTATAATTGATCCCGTTACCGGTTTCATCCCGGAAGTATTGAAGCGAATCAATTATTACAATTTCAGCGCTCTTATGTTTCCGTAACCTGTCAGAAAGCTGCTCTATGGTTTCTCTGTCGTAAATGATAATCTCATTCGTTATTTCCGCTTCATCCAGTATGTTTGTTAAGGCTAATGAAGTTCCCATTTCTAAGGAATTGTAACCAACACGCCCAAACTTTCTGAGATATTTTCCTAATTGAAAAGTGAAAGAAGTTTTTCCGTTTCCGGACTCACCATAGATCAGGATGCGAGTTCCTTTCTCTATTTTTCCAAAGCCTTTGAGCCAATGTCCTGTGAAATCATAAATTGTTCGTTTTTTATTTCTGACATTATTCGGCGTAAGCGCTCGTTTTAACTTCATTTTTCATTGATTTATTTAACAGTTTCAGAAAAGTTTTCGCTCTTCTCAATGCTCCGAAAACTTCTATTTCTTCACGATCCTTATTTTTTTCGTTCGCATCTTTGATGCTGTGTTCTTTGTCCATCCCGATACATTTCACAATCAGATCATTGATTTTATCGTAATGCTCTTCAGGAAGATTAGCGTGGAAAAAATCAGAAATCAGAAGGCTGTAGAAATCGTGTTTTTTTGCTCGTGTTGTAGGAATAATACTGAGAAAAGAATTATTGAACCGGCTTAGAAATGCTCTAAAGCCAACGACTTCGTTTTTGATTGCTCTTTTGATTTTGTTTTTCAAGGTATCATCACCGATCATATACCATCCACAACTGTCTTCCCAATAGTTCCACAACTCAATAATTTCAATGAATGCCGGAAGTTCCAAATAACCTGCATCATCCAGGATGATCACTGGTTTGTCAATGGCATTGATTGCGTATTTCAGCATTTCCTTAACATCACCATATTTCCCGGTGCTGTCGATGCCAATTGTTTTGGCAATCTTCCGGATAAGCAATTGTTTTGTTTTTGACTGTGAACAATCGATGTAGAAAGTATTTGGGATATTTTTGGAAACATTCTTTGCTGAAAATGATTTTCCGATCTCAGGTTCATCACAGAAAATCAAAGCGATTGATTCTTCTTTGCAGCTGTGGATATCCTTTTCGATTTTTTTGTAAACATCAGTTTTGGCAATTACGATTTCAGTATTATTGTCTGTGACATCCAATATTTTTCCGATCTGCAAAAGCTTTCCATCTGAGACAAGTCTGTCGGTTTCGCCTTTTTTTAGCCGGTTAAAAACGGCTTTGTCTATTCCTAATGTCTTAGAGTATGCTATATCTGATCCGTCAAATAGCTTTCGACCTTCGAGAATGGCTGTAAAAACCTTGTTTTTGTATTGCTGTGTGATTTCCATTGTCTGTAATTTTATAGTTCGTTAAAAAGGCTGTTTTCGAGGTTTTCTCTGTTGATTGTTTTATAGTCAAATTCCGGATCTTCATTTACAAATGTTTCGACTGATCTGCCGGTTTGCACTGCATTCTGAACAATATTCGTTTCAATGAATGTGACTGAATTTTCTTTAAGCTGTTCAATAATCACTTTCGCACGATCATCGATTTTCTTAGTAAAGCTTTGCATCTGTGACATTGCTTTGAAATCTTCTGACGTCTGCTCAATCCTTGCTTTGTGGAATTGTGGTTTGTTGGATAACTCACAAATAAATTCGTCGTTTTTGTACAGGTAGATTTTGTTTTCTGCTCCTGGTTCGTGTCTAAACCAATACGCCATAACTTTACTGCCATACCCTGTCTTATCCATAAGTTCCGGTGACTGCAATAAGAATTTTTGATTGTTGGCTCTTACTTCACCACGATTGACAGAAGTTTCTACATTTTCACCAACCCAACGGGAAACGTCACGCCAGTTTATTGGAAGTAATGCAGGATGTTGGTTTTCTAAAAACACCTCGATACGGCTTTTGCCTGGGAATTTCTTTTGATTTGGATGAAGATCATTATTGTATTCTAAAATGTTATCAATTACGATCTCGCAAATCTGCTCAAAAGTGTACTGTACATTTTCTTCACCTGGTCTCGCCTGGTTGGCCTCGCTTCGGGCGTGTGGTCTCGCACGGAAACCTTTTATTTTTCTTTCGTATTTGTATCTCAGAACTCGGAAGAAACCTTCGATTGATTTTTCCTGTGGATTTTCAGCAGCTGCATATCTCACAAACTGGAACAAATTTCCTTCTTTCAAAGTGGTTTCTTTCAGCGTAGACATTAAGTGATTTTCGACTTCAACTTCAGCCGGCATATTTGTCCCATAATAATCAAGCTGCTCAAACGTATTTCTGAAGCAATCAAAAACGAGATTTAACCCTTTTCCGTGGATATCGTCCTCTCTCATTTTCGGCTTTGCAAAAGCCCAACCGATGATTGCACCTGAACAGGCATCAGAAGAAAAATATCCAACAACTCTTTTTGTTGTGCCTTTCAGGAATAATGGGATATCTCTATCGTCCATTGATAAAATACTTCCGGACTTGTCAACGATCAAATCAGCATAAGAGCGGTGTTTTGCATTGTACCCAATTCTGCTATTGCTGCGTTTCTTCTCGGTACCGACTGCATTGCTCCATTTTTTCATATAAGTTCTTACTGTAGATACTGAAATAGGCTCGTAATCGTTTGGACTGTAGATTTCTCCGGATTTTTCATTCACGATGATTTTAACGCCGTTTATGAACTTCATATAGTCTCTCCAAACATCTTCGTGATTTGGTTTCCAACTTTGTGCAAAAATGAAAAGCAATAAATTTTCAAGGTTTTCATTAACCTTCCTAGTGTTTTGATTTCCATAGTTGCCATTTACCAAAGAGCGATATCCGCCATCTTCGTCAACGTATGCAAAGAATTTCTTTTTCAGGAACTTTTCAGAGATCGGCAATTTGTGTGGCCATTCAGTTTTTATTCCCGGAAGAACTTTTGCGGCGTTTTTCCAAAATTCCGCCTGGCTTGCTCCTGAACTCTGTCTTTTTAAATGCGCTTTCAACTTCATTGCAATGGCATTTAAAATACTGGCTTCATTGGCTAACTGGCGTTGTCTCTCTTTTTTTATCGGTGAACCGTTGGCCTTGTAGTTTTGATAAAAACTTACAGCATCCATGTCCAACTGGATCTCCTCTGCAAATTGCTGATGCTGTACAGTTTTTTCAGGATTGCCATATAATTTGATTAGTTCTTCTCTATATTGAAGCGGAAGGCTCTTAAATTCAATCAAAGCCGGCGTTCCTTTGCAAGCACGGCGAACTCTGTTTATTTTGCCTCTCGTTACCATTTTTTGATAGTTGGATTCAGAACAAAATTTTAAAACTTCGTCTTGTGTGCAGCACAATGTGTCGTTATAGTAAGTCATAAGTTTAGTGTTGTTCCCATCAGCGGAATCGAACCGCTGAAGAACCGTTTGGGATTATTTTTTTCCTAATAGCTTGATGAATACAACGATCATCCACACAACTCCAAAAACAGCTAATAATGCTAAAGGAATCCATAGAGGTGCTAACACCCATTTCCAAGACCAATCGATCACTTTACATAATTTTAGCGTTATGAAAATCGCTGCTAATAATCCAGGGAATCCAATACCCGTACTCGTTGTTTTTGAATCACTCATTTTAAATAGATTTATAGTTAACATTTAGTGACAATCCGAAAAGCATTACATAGGTTGCTTTTTGTTTTTCTCCTGTAGTAGCATCAATCACATCAATAGTTTTATGTGAAAAGATTGTTTGAACTAGTTTTTTCATATTATTGATTTAAGAGGTTTTTTCTGTTTTCAATTACTTTTTCAAGGGCGCTGACAGCTTCAAAATGATTTTTTGCAGTAACTCGTAGAAATGCCTTAATAAAAGACTGCTGTGGAATGCTTAAAATTTCAGCACCTAAATCCCAGTCGCCACGTCTTTTTTGGGTCAGAAGGGATTTCATTTTTTCTAAATGCTTTTCCTCTTCGATCGTAGTTGGTTTAAAATCAATCTTTACAATCTTTTGATTCTGTTGTTTTACGGATTTCCTCAT